CCCCAGCCAACTCAAGCGTCAACGCGGCCTTTGGGTTGGCCTCTTTGTACGCCGCCAGCTTTGTGCGTAATTCGTCACGGATTTGATTGTATTCACCACCACCCATTGTTTCCGGCAGCAAAGAACGAACAGCGGCCTCTATCTCTTCACCAAAGCCAAGTGACGCACCCTGAAATGCAGTGCGCAGCCAAGGGTTTCCAGACACATCTGTGTAGCGTTCCGCTTCAGCCTTCTTTGACTCCATGTCGGCAAGAAGTTGTTGTTGCCGTTCGGTTAGTGCCATGTTTTTATCCTGCGTTTATAAAGTCTTGCTTTTCCTGCCTAGACATACCATCCCAAATATTTTGCGGGACTTCTTCGGGGCGCTTCAGGGTCTTTTGTGGTTGCGCACCACTGTATCGGTAGCTTGGCATCACTTCGTCTGGATTTAGACCAGCACGCTCTGCAACGCCACGGTAGAAGTTCTCTGTTTTCAAATAGCCTTGTTCAGCGTTGCCATACAAGCGGCCTGCGCGGTTTACAAAGTCACCGCGTTGGTCTTCTGAAAGTCGAGTACCAGCAATAATCTGGTTGTAAAGACTTCGGACACGGTCATCAATTGAACCCGCATTTTGCGCGTTAGCAAATTCGCCTTCACGAACTGTAGAGCCGGGGTCTAGCACTTTCATAAAGTTGAAGATCAAAGCCAAGTCACCAGCAGGGCTTGGGTTTTCTGCTGACGCAACAATTCGACCAAATGCTTGCGATTGTTCTGAGAATGCTTTTACAGCAGGTATTGCTTGGAACTCGCCGCGAACACTTTTTGCCTTATCCCAATCGCCTTGGGCTATATCAGTAGGCTTGCCGCCAGCAATAATGGTGTTGTACTCTTTTGACCCCGGTGCGTGCCCAAGCATTTTTGCGGTCTGCTCACGGGTTTGGATTGTTTCTGTGTTTGATGTGCCTTTAGTAAGCAGCTTTGCAAATTCACCAGCCATCGATGGGCTTTGCTCGACTAAAGCCGCTTCTTGCGTAAAACCTTTTGCACGCAATGCGCCTGCAACAGCTTGGGCAGTTCTATTATTAGCAGCCAACTCTGATGAAGTTTTCATACGGTTCTGAATCACGCCAGCCAAACCTTGGTCTGGGTTTAAGCGCATCGAATTAAATCCAAGCGCAAGCGAATCCATTAGGTTTTGGTTTTTATACCAAGGCGTACTTTCTTGACCCGACTTCATTGGCTCAAAAGTCATCTGTTGCGGCTGTTCTGGTTGCGCAAAAGCAGGCGCAGGTCGCATTGGTGGAGTGGTGGCTTCCACAGGCACAACTCTATCCAGCAAGCCACTGGCAGCAGCTTGTACCAGTGGTAACAATTTACCTGTAGCCATTATTTAACCTCGCGCAAAAGCGTTGAAAATCATGTCGTAGTTAACCTGCTTGAACCCGTTTGGCGCAGTAGAGACAGCCTTCGGCATAACCGCCTCGACCTCTTGTGCCAACACGCCAGCCTCTGGGGTAGTAATACCAAGAGCCTTTGCTGTGTCGTTCCATTTCCAGCGGTACAGACCAATCGTGTCGCTTAGTTGGCCAATCTTTGTAATTGCGTCTTTTAAGTTAATGTCTGATGCCGCCATCGCCGTCATAATTGGCCCAGCCGTTGACGCTCCAAGCGTCAGGTAGTCAAATAAGCCCGGACTCTTTGTTTGCGTTGTGGTCTGTGGTGTTGGAGTTGAACCCAAAGCCGCAGCGTTGTACTGCAATGCTTGACCGGGTGCGCCTGTGTAGCCTGCGTACTGGTTCTTGGCAGCATCCAGTATCAACTGGTTGATGCCTTGCTCTAATGCGCCCTGTTGCATAGACTGCTGTTGCAATGCCATGCCCTGACTAAAGCCAAGGTTGGACAATTGGCCAAGGTTAGTAGCAGCGTTCTGACGATTCTGTGAACCAGCCAACCCCGTTGAAATGTCCTGACCAGCCATCTGTTGCGCGTTCTGGTAACCAGCTTGGCGCATCTGTGCAGACGTATTGGCCATCTGTTGGCCATAGTTGCGGCTTAGTTCAGACTGCATCAAAGCATCGCGTGAGCCACCGAATGCGCCACGTGCTGATGCCTGCGCACCCAACTGGTTTGCTTCTATCTGGCGCTGTCTGTCCAAGTCACCCATTGTGTTCTGGACAACTTGATTTTCAAATGGATTCATGTACCGACTCATGTCAGTGCCAGCAATGGTTGATGGCTGGTACATGGTTTCCATGCCTGCCGTCTTAATGCCTTGGTTCATGCCTTGTGAGGCAGTCCCAAATATATTAGGGGCTTGACTCTGCTGCGTGGGCTGCGGCTCAGGCATGACGCTACTAGGCTTGTTCATACCTTGTGGGGCAACTGAACCCGCCCCACGATACTGCATATCTGAGATTTGGTTAAACATACCGCCACCAGATGGCATGGGTTGCGGCTGTGATGCCATTGGGGTTCCGGGTTGCGGCAAAGAAGGAACACCAGCCTGATTCGGCTGGAATTGATCTTGCATAAATTTGCCAATGCCAATGCTGTTTGGGTTACCTGCGCCTGCCATAATTTATTCCTTACCTTGTCTTAAACTGGGAATTACAATTCACCAGAATAGCTACTAATAACCGCCAGCGGTGTCACTGCCATCTGCCGCGCCGCCAGAGCCTTCACTGTTACCTGATGTAGCGCCTGCTGCTGTACCTGCGCCCGGAGCGCCCATACCACTTCCAAAGTTTCCGCTGTCATTGGCAGAGGGGTCGCCAAAGCCGCCAAAGTCGTAACCGCCGCCGCCGCCCATATTACCCAAGATACCTACTGGCGCGGGTGGAGGTGGTGGCCGGACAATTGGAGCCATTGCGCTCGCGTAACGTGCGGCCATTTCAGGGTTGCGCATGGCCAACTCAGCAACAGCAGCGTCAAATAGATTGCCAGAACTGTAGCCAGATACACCGCCCATTGAGGTCTGTTCTGGTAGGCTGCTTTGGTACTGCGAATTTTGTGGGGCAAGACCATAAGCCGCCATAGCGTCTTGAGTGCGTTGCATCCCTTGTGTTTGCATTGGACTTAGTCCAGCTACTTCAGGCCCGTAATACGGCATGAAACCGATTTCACCAGCTAACTTAGCCCTAGCCAAGTTGTCTTGTGCCGGGCCTTGAACCCAATCTGGGATTGATTGTGCGGATGTATTTGACCCGCCTTTGTCGCCGACACCGCTCATATTAAATCTCCACGCTCATTGTTGCGAATTTCTCTTCCCAGCCAAGTTCGGCTAGGGCTTTGACCCAGCCTCTACGTCCGGCTAAGGTCATGGCAGAACACCCGTTGAGTTTGGCAAAGTAGATTGCCGAATCGCTGAAGTTCCTGATCTGGTCTAGGTCACCGCCTGCAAGGAAGATGTGGAACACCTTCTTTTGCGGGTACTCAAGTATTTCCGTAACCATACAGCCTTTTGGTGAGTTCCACAACTGCATAGTTCCCAGTTTAACACATTCAACTACATCTTGGAATAGGTGCGTACCACCAGAAAGTTTTAACGCAGACTCAATCCAGCCCCTGCATTGCTCAAACTCTTCGTCCAATGTCATTGCATAAATCTTGTAATTGACAGGGTAGCGGCTGTACTAGCTGGCGCAAATGCCGTTGTAGCTGGAGCAGTAATCGTAATATCTACATCACTTACGGCAAACATGGCTTGCAGGTACTGCCCAGAGGCTATTTGAAGTATTGCGGTACGGCTAACAAAAATCTCTTCATTGTTTACGCTAAGAGATGTCTTCATCGTACTGCCATCAGAGTCAGTACCATTAATTCGTGGCCAAAACCAAATGCTTTTAGCGTTACTTGAACCTGATTTCAACTCAGCAGAAAAGGCCACAATAAACTTGCCACCTTCTTCAAAGACAATCTTTGTGCTGTCAGCAGGGTCTAGCGTAATCCCATCCGCAAACGTGATGTCATTCCAAGTGAGTGCGTATGCCGTGTCTGCTGTAGCTGCTGTTTGATCTACTGTCTTCAGCACTTGCGCGTACCCGTTAGCAAGTATTACCTGCCTAAACACACCGCTTTTGGACACTACAGGGTAGCCCGTCCTATCCCACAGCACCACGCCATCGACAGCAGGTGAGTCGTATCCAACTCTTGTGGCTAAGTTAGAGCGGACAGTTGCCAAGTATTGACGCAGCCTCTCACCCCAAGGCTTCCAATCTGGGCCTACTGGTGGCGGTACTTGGCTCATCGCTTGCCGCCTTGTGTTACATCAACACGCATTGTGCCGATTCGCCAGTTCTTGTACTCTGTGCCTGTAAACCGAACTTTAATCTGTCGGCCAGTCATACGAACAGAAGTCGGGCTTGACATCGAATATGGGCCGTATGAGCGTTCAGTCGTGTTTGGGTAAAAGCGCGTCTTAAACGTTGCGGTCACCTCGCCTTGAACCAACTCGTCCGGTATCAATTGGGTAACGTGCATCACGTTGTCGCCGCTGCCAATGTTGACCGGGCCGCTCTCAACGTATGGCTGGTTGCCATCGTATGCGTTGCCAGTCTCATGGTTGTAAGCGGTTGCGCCGTAGTCAAACCAGATCGGGCGCGTGAATACACCAGAGTCAAAACCACAGGTGCGGTCTAATGCGCCAATTGACCAATGCGATTCAGCGTAGTCGTACACAACATACCTGTCATTTTCGACAGATGTACCTGATGGGTAGAACCACCAAATTTCATTAAACCGACCGTTGTGGACGCAGTAAGTCTTGGACATTTGCTCACGGTTAATATTCGTAAACACATAATCCATTACCTCACAGGGCAATGCTTGGACAGATGAGCCGTTAAAGAAAAAGAAGTTTTGCCGACCCATCCAAAACGCGCCGTCACCAACGCTTGCCGCTGCATGGCGTGAGATAACGCCACAGGACGTTCCAACGTTCTCAAAGCCCCACACGGTAGGTGGGCCTGAGTATGTGGCCAAGTGCGCGTCACGGGTCGTCAGGAACAGCGTGCGACCGCGTATTTTGATGCCCATCATCAGTTCGCCGTCTGTCTGCAACTCAAAGTCACCAGCTTCGTTTGTCGCCGCCGGAGTCCATGTTGTGTTGTCCTCGCGGTCACTCCACGCCAGCTTTCGTGGATTGCCGTCAGCAGCAATTGCAAACAAGAACCTCTCAGCCGTGGCAATCAGTGATGTGCAGTTTTCTGGTGAGTTAGCTATTTGTGCAGCCAGCCCAGCTAGTGGCCACTCATACAGCTTGCCGTCTGCCGTAGAGCAACCAACAAGGTTTTGCCCCCAGTTGTCCAGCGTCCAAGTTGTAACCTCTTGCACCACGCCATTAGATGGGCGCTCAACGCCGTATGAGCCAGTGCCAAAGGCTTTGCCGCCAAAGCCAAGGTTTTCGGCTGCTGTGTCAACGCCAACAACAAGTCCGGTTGGCGTAATGTCTGACGCTGTATTGCTATATGTAATGGAATACAGCTTGTTGTACGCTCCAATTGCAATGTGTGGGTCATGGGCGTTGTCAAGCCAAGCATGGCAGGCGCGAGGCGCTTCAGCCACAACGTTTGCCACACGGGTAGTCCACCCACCTACTGGTTGAATAGACTTACCCTGCCACCGCACCAGATTTGCGTCATGCCAACGGCCAGTAGACTCGTACTCAGTACCGTGACTATAAACGCCTGCTGGAAGTTCAAGTTTTACAAATGCCATATACGTGTCCGATTAAGCAGCGATTGGTGTCCACACCTCGTTTGCTGGTGTTATTTTTTCCCATTTTTCTATACCACTGGCCACAACCAATGAAAGCATAACAACAGGTGTAACCGCAACACTGCGCTCTCTAATGTAATTTATTGAGGTAGTGCTAGACGGCTCAAATAAAGATACACCGCGAGCGGTTATGTTTGCGCTTGCGCTAACTGTGGTTGTTGCCGCGACACCGCCAAGTCCCAAAGCAACACGTTCTGCCGATGCTGTTACAGACGCAGAGGCGCTGGTATCCGCGCTTGCATTTGTAATGAACTGCAAGGACGCTGAACTTGTTAGCCCAACCTCTATTGAAGCAGAAGCCTCGCGCACTCTTGTGGCAGAGCCGCTAGAGCCGACAGCAGAGCCGCCCATAGAGGCAAGACCATCAAATACCTCAACCGCAGCAGATGCCACCGTTGAAACAGCCGTAACGTTTTGGGCAGAGCCTTCAATTACAAAAACTCCAGCCGCAACGCCTGACGCTGACGCTGAAATGGCGGTAGAGCCGTAAAAGACTTCGCCGCCAATAATTGTAGTCGAGGCTGTGACAGAGGCTGAAGCTGAAGCGTCTACATAAGTTGTGACACCAAACTTGCCATCGCCGTAGTTCGCAATGCCGTAGCCGCGAGACACTTATTAGTCCAAGGTAATGTCAATGTCGCCAGTAGGGATGCGGAACACATCGCCAGAAGAAATTGTTTTGCTTGCAGTCAAAGCTGCATATGCCAACATATTCCCAGCGGTCGCCGCGTCAAATATAGCAACGTGTGTAACAGTGCCGTAGTCGGCTGTGGCCGTTGGGTACTCAATTGCAGCCGTTGTTGTGGCTGTGTTCCCAGTGGCGCTAAACGTGCCAGCCTGTCGAACGTAACCGCCGCCAGTTACTTCTGTACCACTTGCGTCTTCCGCTGGGTTTGAAGTAAACAAAGCGGCATAAACCGTTGTCGGTGTTGTGTACGCAGTATTAGTGAATACATGACCCAAGATTTTGGTTTCAAGGTAATTAGAAAAACTCATGCTAGACCCCTAACTTTAGACTTTAAACTAGAACCGCTGTATTTTGCGGAAACTGAAGACTCATTCAAACGGGTTACAGCCGCTGAATACAACTGCGCCCAAACCGCGACCCTGTTATCGTCTTGCAGGTAAGGTGCAGAATGCAACAGTGACCCGTAAAGGTAGATGTCAGGAGCGGAACTGAGTAACCAGTTTGTAGCATTTGATGCTAAATCTGGCACTTGTGCGTAGTATAACAGTTCCAAGTCAACGTCTGCAACAGGCGTTGGGTATAGGTGAAACTGTCCAGCTTCTAGCGTGTATGAGTTCGGCGTGCCGTACTGGTCGTTGTAGCGGTAACGCAAGTCAGCCATTGTGGTCGAGTCAATCATCTTGATGGGTGACGTTCCATTGCCAACAACGTTAAAGCGCAGCGTCTCCACCCAGTCAGCAGGCACTTGCATATATTCATCACCAGCGCTTTGCTGACCGCTTGTCCGAACTTCCATGCGCCAATGCCTGATGTCGCGGTTGACTTGCGCCTCACACAATAAAATAAACGTTTGGGCAACTGACGCTAAGTCATCCCGGTTTAACGTGCCTGCAATACTTGCTTGCAGATCGGTGTAATTTGTTATTGCCATCTTTGTACCACTTTACTTTTTAGACGCAGTAGGTTTCTTCATCTGCGGTGAATGCGTTAGCACCTTGCTAGTCGGCGTGTGCTTTGCGCCAGTCATTAAGACATTACCCGCCTTGTGAGTCTTGCCGCTGTAAACCTTGCCGCTGGGTAAAAAGTGAGTTTGGTTTTTAGCCATTACTTCATACCCTTGTTTTTTGTCGCACGCATATTGCGCACAGGCATTGGTCTGGCCGCTTTACTCATGGCAATAGCAACAGCCTGCTTTTGAGGTTTGCCAGCCATCATCTCAGTCTTAATATTCTTAGATATTGTCTTGGCGCTAGAGCCTTTTTTGAGTGGCATGGTATTCCTTAAAATGGTGAAAAGTTAGAGCCAAACTGTTGCAACTTCTTTAATTCATCCTCAGACATACCGCTCATTGATGTCAGGCGTGGCAGCAAGCCGCTCCAGTCCTCTGCTGACTGTCCTAGTATCGGTACGCCCTTCACAGCGTTCTGAGCGCGTTCTGCGCCTTGGCCAAAACGCTCTAGCAAGCCACCGCTGCCAGATGACATCATGCCACCAATACCGCCGCCCAGCCCCACCAGTGAATTGGGTACACCCATTGCCTCTGTGACCGCACCGCGCAACAGACCAGCGCCTGTGTCAGCCATGCCTTTGAATGCCT